CAATGATTGTGAATTTAGTTGACTCATATCCGTTATCTATTTTGTTTGCTTTGAGCAACAGATACATATGAGATTCTAATTTAGACTGAAACTGTATGCCATCAATCTTTACTTTTTTTGATCTTGTAATTTGTCTTCCTTTCTTAAATCTACGCATCTACGTCTTCTAAATATAAATAATCCTCTATTCCTTTTCTAACTAAATGAACAACAGCTCTACCGTATGAGTCAGAGTATATTGGATCATCAGCATACTCTTTAATTGTTTCTTTTGAAGTAATTTTTTCACTCAACACAATGATGTATTTTTTAACTTCATTTATGTTTTCCCAATAACAAAGTTCATTGAACTTTTGATTAATCTCGTCCATTCTTATAATGTATTCAATAGACATTTTGTTATTTAAGTTAAGTTCTTTTGATGCCACAAAAACTAAGGAGTCATTAAAAGACATAACCTCTATAGTCTCATGTTCAGTTATATTTACATAAACAAAAGAATCTTTTAAATATTCATCAAGATCTATTCCGTCAAGTATTTCTTTTATACGGTCTAGATCATCATCTGTTGGGTTGTGACTTATAAATATTTTATCTCTGAACTCCATATAACAAATGTAATTAAAAAACCCCCAATATTTTGAGGGCTTTTCTTGAAAACAAAACATAACAGTTAATTAAACTGTTAAGGGAGATATAAGCAAATATACTTATTTTTTTACTAAAGAGGACACTCTCCATCGCCAAAATCATAATTAATTGACAGAAAGCCTAAGTGAACTCTAACTGAGTAATAATTATCACTTTCAGTTGGTATTAATAATTCATATCCAACTATTATTCCTTGATGAGGCCACCTTAAACTAAACGATAATAAGTACCAATTTTCTTCCATGCTAAAATATATGTGTTAATCTTGCTATTTGCCCAAATTCTGGGTGATGTAAAAATCCTTCTATTGCTTTTGGTGCGTGTTGATATCCGTTTCTATGATGCCAACTATCTGTTCCAGAAGGGCTTCTTAAACTTTCTACAGTTACACCTGCATAATCTTTAGCGTTTTTATGATGTACATGATGCGTATAAACATATCTATGCTGTGATTCCGACCACCATTTTTTAGCTTCTACAGCCATAAGTAGAGGTAGATCGTTGTTTTTAGCACCGTCTCCATGAGTTGTGCCTATTAAATTGTTACCGTACTTGTAGTATTTTCTATGACTTATACTTGAATCAAAAGTTACGTTTTTACATCCTCTAAACCAAGTGCTAATAACATCAGCTAAAAAGAATCCATTAGTGTAATCGTGGTTACTTGGATTGTATGTTACATGAACATCAGCTATTGCTAAAAGCTTTTCTATTACTTCAACATAAATAGATTTTGCTTTTAAAAAGCTTTCATACCACATACCATCAGTATCTTGAGGTGTTCCAGAAGTCGTTTGTCTTTTTGGAGTATCTATATGAAGTATATCGTTACCTATTATTAATAGAAACTTATCTATTTCAAATCCAGAGGTTTTGTCCAGGATACCTTGAACTCCATCCCGAACTCTTTGTATAGCTATTTCTGAATCATAGTCTTCTCCTGTTTCGAAAGAAGTAGAAAGTTTACCAATATGAACATCGGCTGGATCAATAACTAGAAGATGAGGTTCTTTTGTTTTTTTTCTTTTTACCGAAGGATATTTCGGTGAGTATAATTTCATTTCCTCGATAATCTGTTTTGATATATCGTTGTATGAAACTATTGTTGGTCTTACTTGTACAGAATATTCTTTTGTTTTATCCCAATATTGACTAACACTATTGAAGTCTATACCTCTTTCTTTGCAGTATTCGTAAACACCTTGATGCCTTACTTGGTTTAGTTTTTGCTGAGCTTCAATACCTATGTATGCTCTAAAAGTATTCCTTCCTTCTTCTGTTTCCTTTACTTTTATTCCTAAAGCTATCGCCTCTTCTTTGTTAAGTCTTACCCTTTTTTTGCTCATGGTTCAGTGTTTTTTTTAAGCTCTTTCAAGTCGTATATTAATGAATTAATATTATTTCTAGAAGCCTCAAAATTGCCGTCAGAAACATCTTCAAACACGTCATTTAGTTTGTCGTGTAAACTATTAAAAGTTTTTATAAGATATGTTTCTCTTTGTATCAGCACCTATTTATCCATTTGCCACAAATAACCCTCTCCTTGTTTTTTATCAATTTTACCAATAGCTCTGTAAATAGCTCTAGATTTCCTTTTTGTTTCCTGTACTTGTGTTTTTGTAGAATCTGTACCTAAATTAGTATACATACTACAGTCATACTCAAGAAGAGTATCTATCTTTCTTTGATCAGACCATGTTTTATATCCAAGAACACGGTCAATGAGTTTATTTATATCTTCCATCTAATATTTTTTTTAGATTTGGCTTAAAGTATTCTGAACCTTTTAGTATTTTTCCATCTGTTCTTCTTAACGGCTTACCTCTTTCGAGCTTACTCATATTAGATTTATGAACTTCTTCAAATAAATCATAAATAAGATCAGACAGTCCGTGCTGAGTTACAATTCCGTACAATACGTACATCATATCTACAATTGCGTCAGTTACTTCAGTTAAGTCTTCGTTTTCACAAGCTTGTTTGTATTCATCAAGCTCTTCTTTTAATAAATTGTATTTTAATTGAAATTTTTCTATTGAAGTTAGAGAAGGTTTTTCCTCTTGATCTATCGAAAACGCCTTGTTAAACTCCTTAACCATCTCTAGTTTGGTGTCTTTAGATTTCCAAAATAAGTCTTTGTCAGAATGAAGGGTTGGCATTTCCTAATTAATTTTAGGAAATGTAATGATTTCTTTTTTAATACACAAAGTTTTGTTAAAGTTTTTTCTTATTTTTTTTAAATCAACATACTTTCTAGTATTATCCTTCATTAAATGAACTAATTCATGTATTAATCCATCATCTGATAGTATATCTTTGCTTGGAATATTTTTAATATAGCAAACATAAACTGCAAAATGCATTATGTTTATTAAATCTGCCAAGAAGTCTTCATCTGACATTTGACAGTATTTGTCATATGAACGGACAATTGACTTTTTATCCAGGACAAATGTCCTATCCCCTACTTTGTATTTTATCTGCGAACTCATTGTATAATTCTATTATTCTGTTTTGCATTTTCTTTTGATCGGATGTTATTCCGTATAACTTTTCTCCAACTTTTTTTCTTCCGTTGTAGTTAACCTCTATCTTGAAGGTTGTTTTATCGTAAATTATTGGATATATTTTTATGTTTTCTTTTAAACAAATAGCCATTGATTCATGTATTGGTCTATTCATCTATTAAAGATATTTCTACTTCTTCCCATTTACCTCCTTTAATATCGTAGTCAACTAGAAAATCTATCCTTTTGGTCCATCTTTTATTCATTCTATCTTCTACCGTCCAAACTCCATTCATGTTTCCTGCGTTTGAAACCATAACTTTTGCTCCAAACACAAACCCATGTTTTTCTAGATCCCTGGAGACAGCAATCCATCTATGTGATCCAGGTGATTGTGAATTAATTGTTTTTAAAGATGCGGTTGTTAAAAAATCCGCGTTACATTGTTTTGGGTCTGCATGATAAATCGTTGCAGTAACCAATATTACTATTAGTGCTTTCATATTTTTATAATTTAATCAAATGAATCATCTTCCCAATCTTCGGGAAATAAAATTTTACCTATTTGTTTTCCTAACGCTGCGGTTATTATGGCTATCATTATCCAGCCTAGTCCTTCTATCATATTTATATTATTTTATCGAAAAATATTACTCCTTTTTTTCTAGCAATCTCTATATTCTTTATAAACTTTTCTGTAAACTCTGAAAATAAAATTGCATCAGCTTCGTTAAAAGAAGCTATATTAGACATTAGTTTGTTTTTAATGTTCATTGCATTTGTCACAAATTCTGAATCGTCTGTGTATAACCTATCGTATGATTCTGATAAGTTTTTTTCTAGAGATTTTTTAAACATGTTACCATATTTTTTAGACAAACCCCTTAACTTATATTCGTCCATTAATTCTAAAGCTAACTGAAGGGTTAAAACTAACTCTAACCCATTCCTTAACTCATCTTCTTTTCTTTTGTTTTCCATTTCTATATTTTTAATTTATTAAACTCTATATCAATCTTTTTGTTTCTTTCAAAAGGATTTTTCTTTGGCAACATCCAATTTGAGTTATCCCATTTTGGATTGCCATTTACAATTTCAGTATACCGACCATTATTAACATTCCAAAAGTAATTTACATCAGCTTGGTTTTCTCCTAGGTTTGAAAACTTAACTTTCAATACCTTTACCTTTACAGTTCCTTGCTCATAATCTCTATGAACTAACAACCCATGAGGACTCATATCGTAAAACTCTCCTCCACCCTTTACATCATAAAAAGTAGGCTCGAATACTTTCCCTTTATCTGTTTGAGGTTTTGTTGGATGGGCTACAAGAATTACTATTACGTCATTTTTTTTACAAAAATTATCAATCTTGTTTAGGTATGCGTTCGTGTAATCATTTATTCCTAGCTTAGATGAAGACTTGTCTTTAACCTTATTATAAGGGTCTATGACTAAGCATCTTATACCTACTCTTCTAACCAACTCTTCTCCTTTAGATAACACTCTTTCCAAATCATATCCATCATCATAGTTTATGAAAAAGAAATTCTTATTTACATGGTCTACACATTTCCTCCACGCAGGTTCTTGTGTCTCTTCGTATTCGGGTGTTCTTCCGTAGTATTTTCTTACTAATTTATCAACGTGTAAGTATTGAGGATAATTTTCTGTACTAGCATAAGCTATCTTCCAATTGTACATCATGTTGTATCCAACAGACATTTGATCCACAAAATCTGACTTACCGCTAGAGGGAAATCCCGTAACAACTATAAATTGTTTTGTGTATGTAGAAAATATACCATCGAAACTACCTAAACCAATTTTATATCCATTCTCTATACCATTCTTGTAGAAAGAATCTAACTGAGACGCCATATCGTTAGCCCTAAGAACGTTTTCAATGGGACATGGTATTGAGTCTTGTATTGTTAGTTTTAAAGCCTCTTTTCCATACTTAACTAAATATTCGTTTGCATCCTTGCAATCTTTGAAGTCTACTAAATAGCATTTATCAGAACCAAATCGTCTAATAAACTCTTTCTTTCCGTTTTCTCCTGCTTCATCTGCATCTAGTGCTAAGTATATTTTAGTTTTATCTTCAAAGTAATAATAAAAGTCAGTCAAGTAATCTAGATTTATTTGACCCGAAGAGTTAAATCCGTTAGGAACACTTACAACGTTTTTAATACCACTTTCATGATACGATAAAGCATCTATCTCTCCCTCTGTTATTACACATTCTTCTTGACCAAATATTGAATCTATATTGTAAAATGTTTTTTGAGCACCTTTGTACATTTTGAAATTCTTTTTTGAATCTCTGTATTTTATGTTTATTAGATTGCCTTTAACATAATAATTAAATAGAATTGCATTTACCTCAGCCCCTTCTTGTGGCATGTACTCTATGTTGTTGGATACCTTTAAATCATTTAAGGTTTTTTCAGATATACCTCTGCCCTCAAACCAACCAATAACATTATTACTTGTTTTGATTTCTTTTTTCTTTACGGGTCTTATGTAGTTCACTGTGTTATTATCTTCTTTTAACTTGTATGTATGTAGCTGATGAATCTCTCCACAATGTTGACACGTTCCCAACCCTCTATCCCAATCCAACATCACACACTCTTGCGTTTTCTTTTTTCTAGAAGAAGAACACGTAGGACATGTAGATTTCTTTTTATTGGTAGGTAATTTGTATTGGTTGAATACGTCTATTTCAAAATTATTTTCTGTCATAATTATAGTATTGTAAAATCAAAACCTGCTTGGTCAAATTTTTGTTTATCTATTTCCATTTCTTCTTTTGTTCCACTTTTAGTAGCTTGACCCCTCCACTTCCATTTGTAACTACCTTTTGTTGAGGTAATTTTATCGGAGTTGTACCTCATCCAATTAACAAAATGAGATTTTAAGTCACGCATATTACTTTTGTTCTCATCGGTTATAGTAAGAACTTCAAGGAATTTATCTAATGCAGAATCAATTTTAGAAATAGGTAATTTAAAATGCATAGCCGTTGTTTCTTTCCACATCATATCGGTTTTACATTTTTTTATCATACTATTATTATCTTCTTTATTTATTATATTCTTATTTATCTTTGTCTCTTGCGTGTCTTTTGTTTGTCGTTTGCTTGTCGCTTTTCTTTTCTTCTTGACCTCATCTACTTGATAACTATCATAGTTTAAGATAGTTACCTTTGTATACTTGTTTGTCGTTTGCGTGTCTATTTCTCCCGTTTTTACTAATCTTTTAAGAGACGTTCTTAGCTGTCTTACAGGTATATTTAAGTCATTAGAAAGCCTGGTCAAAGAGGTTATATATTCTCCTCTTTTGACAGATTTACCCATGAATCGACAATTGTCGTAACAAGCGTTAAGAAGTAAGTGTATAAATAAATGCTTGGTATTTGTGTCTTTATACCATTCCCAATCTAGTATCGATCTGTGAAGTTTTATAAATCCTTTCATTGTTCATTTTGTTTTGCAGAAAAATTAAATGTGACAACTCTTCTTTGTTTTTGTTTTCGTAAATCGCTTCGATTAACAAATGAACTAACTCAACGAATTCTAAATTTTCATCCCCAAAAATTCTATCTATAATTCCCTGGACTTGAACGTCTCTAATTCTAGAAGTTTTATTAATTAAACTAACTGCTTTGTATATTTTGTTTTCTAATTGTTTAATCTGATTGTAGAACTCTTTATCTACATCCATATACCCTTGTATTTGTTTCACTGAATATAATACCGTGGCATGATTGTGACTGATATTCCTACCCATAGCTTTAGAGAAGTCTCCAATTTCCCTTAAACTTGCTTTGGTATGTTTAGTAGCCATGTAGTGAAATACTTGTCTTTTTTCTACGCTTTCGTTTTCTCTACTGTTGGGAAACATATCCCTAACATGTATATCGAAATGAGCGGCTACAATATCAGCTATTCTTTTTATTATTTTTAAATTATTATTCATCATAATTATAGCTTTTAAAACCCTCCTACTAACATAAGCTTTCAGAGGGTTAGTTTACTTAAAACGGCAAGTCATTATCTAAACCACCGTCGTTTTTTGTACTAGCATTCTCAAATGGTTGAGACCCACTATCTTCTTCTTTAACGCCTTTCTTGACAGTACCGTCCGTCCAAATTACGGATCCATTTCCAAGATAATGTATTGGAGCTTTATTTTCTCTCTCCTCTTTTTCTTGTTGAATACTGATTGATACGTTCTTTCCGAATTTAGAATCGTCGTTTACAGAAATTAGAATAGGGATGTAGTTATCTTTCTTTCCCTTGATTAGTTTGTTTGGATCAATTTTCTTAAGTTCAGAAGCCTTGATCGAGGCTGAAATTAAAGTT